GCGTTGCTCTTGTGTCTGCTCAGCAAACTTAGCAGCACGTTGTTCATCAAGTTGACGCTGCATGGCTGCTTCGTCACCGAGCATACCAAATAAACTAGGATTAGTTGTAGCCATCTTTATTCCTTATTAATACGTACCCGGAACCCAAGTACGACCTGTGTTCGATGAGCTGGTTAGATTACCAATCAATTGAGCGATAGGATCAGACAATCCTTTTACAGCGCCAGTAGTTGCAGATGTTTGATAAGCTGCTGCTTTCTGTAAAGCATCATCGTTATACCCTAAAGCTTTATTCAACAGAGAACCCTGCTCAGCACCGGCTGCAGCTAACGAAGAGCCTAAGCTAGTACCGGTAGTGAGAGCTTGTTGACCTAAGCCTTCCAGCGTCTGAGCGCCACCTAAGTAGGCAGTGTATGGAGACAGGGCTTGTGTCTGTAAGCCATAACCTTGACCAACCAAGCCAGCGGAAGTACCAAACAGGCCAGTACCAGTCTGGAGGTTAGACAACATACGCTGACGAGCAATCTCTTCAGCAGCTTGTTGAGTCTGCAGAGCCTGACCACCCAAACCAGAAGCAAGATTAATATCACTCTGAAGGTTAGCACGGGCTTGTTGCTGAGCATTAGCAGCCAACTGAGCATCTTGCTGAGCAATAGCGTTGTAGTAAGCAGCCATCTCAGGGTTAGTAGCCATCATGCCACCAGCTGCAGTACCACCAGTGGCTAAACCACTACGACCAGTCTGTTGTAGACGATTACGGATACCTGCTAACTGTTGCTCACGCTGAGGAGCTAACAGACCTTGCTGCTGTTGCATATACTGCTGAGCAGCTGCAGTAGTGTCATAGCTCGTAGGCATGGCTTGACCAGCAATACCACGAAGCTGAGCTGCATAGGCTTGAGCCTCAGGAGATGCAGAATACTGAGTCGAAGTAGGTAGGAACTGTTGACCTAAGTTAAACAATCCTTGAGCTGCTTGGCTGTACTGAGGCATCATGCCTTGAGCCGCCTGAGCCTGAGCTAAGGAGCTACCAGACAAACCTAACAGAGCTTCACGCTGAGCTGCAATATCAGGAGCTACTTGATAACCAGCACCAACTAAACGACCTTGATCGTCATACTGGAAGCCACTGCTACCGAAGCGAGTAGTAACACCTACAGGACGGAAAGCAGCAGCCTCAGCAGCCTGTTGAGCAGCTGCAGTGTTAGCATTAGCTACGTTCTGTTGAGCACCTGCAGCCTGATTAGCTGCATAGATGGTTCCAGCTGCTGTGATTGCAGGGCCAATTAAAGTATCATACCATGCCATAATTAATATACCCCGCCAGAGATAGTTGCATTCAGTGTTCCACTCACAGTCAGGTTGACTGCAGTTGCCGTACCTGTCAGTGCAGGACTAGCCAGATCAGCTTTAGAGTTCACTGCAGATTGAATAGCTGCAAACTCAGTATCAATCTCAGTTGCTTTAACCAGCTTGTTAGGGTTCCCTGATGCCAAGGAATCCTTAACAGCAAAGTCTGTTGCTTTTGTGTAGTTACTCATCGTGTCCGTCCTGCTTTCACATAACAATCAAGTTTTTGTAGAGAAATTTCAAAGTCACTAACCTCAGTCTCAATACCAATCTGTAGCACATTACCTGAGCCGCTGGCATTAATGTTCTTATTATCGAAGACAACACCAGCTGTATACTCACCGATGCTGTACTCAGAGACACCATACTCAGCAATTGTCACATCACCTAAGCTGATGTTTCGAGATAAATAACTAGAACTGAAGTCAAATCCATACTTCACTGTGACATCAGCGCCATTACCTCCAACGAAGGTAGTATTAATCTTCTTGAGAATCTTTACACTTGTTGGACTACCGAAGTCAAAGTAGTTAGTATAATATTTTAACCGATATGAGGCTGTGTTGTCAAGATAATTTTGATACTTTCCAATATATCCTGACTGTCCAAGTAACAAATCTTTATTACGAGTGTAACAGAAAGCTCTTGGAGTGATTTGTTGCCAAGTTGTAACCCTTGATGCACCATTTTGGAGCTGATTACGCATATCAAAGCAATAGACAATGTTAGTAGCAGGTAAAGACAACAGATAGAAAGCATCTTTGTCAGAATACACAGCTCTGATGTCTGCAGCTGTCTCAGCCACTAAGTCTTCAATGAGGCTATCCTTGACGTTTAAGCTCACCTCACGCATAGGTGCTGACTTCTCTTGAATGGTTCGCATCAGAGAACGTACACCAGTATCGCTAAGGAACAATACATCACCGCCAGTTACTACTACAGAATCCCTAGCTAAACAGCCAACACCTGAAATAGTGTCTGCTAATGTCATAGCTGCAGGGTCTTGAGCACCAGAATAGATCAGGACTTGACGACGACCAAAGATCATTAAGAAGCCATTATGTGCAGCTAAGGCGATAACCTCATCAGCACCATTAGGCCAAATCTCTGCTACGTTCAATGTACCTGATGTACCAGTAGATAATACATGACCAGCTAAAAGATCAGAGAATTGAACTGTATTCTTGTCTACCGAAGTATTAGCACTCCATGTACGACCATAAGCACTGATGACACAGTTAGCATTTTGAACAGTGCCTAAGTAGCCAGTCTTCTCAGATACTCGTTTATACGTTGTAGCACTGACAGCAGGGTCGAACACCAGAGGATCATGACCTACTTGATACAGATACAATACACCATTCAAAGCAGCCATTTGCCAGTTATCAGCAGAGATCGTAGGGGCTGACCCCCCACCACCGTAAGTAAGTTCACTTAAAGTAGAACCTGATAACTTCCACAGCTTATTAGCACCAGCGGCAACAATGTAACTTGTACCGCTGTTGTCTATTAATTCACCAATAGCTTTGATGTAGGAACCTGTAAGAGCAGCTTCTTCAGCGTGTGCTGTAGTCCAACCCTTACGAGCACCAATACGTCCAAACTTGTCAATAATACAGTTCTGAGCAACAGTAGCATAACCATTATCCAAACTCACAGAAGAGTCTTGGAGGTTTAGGCCCATGAAGCCTGGAGCTTGAATAGTAGTGGTTAATAACTGTTCTGCCATAACTTAGATACTTTCCCAGATAGTTTCTTCTTTGTAGTGATTACGTTCAATGGCTACAGCATCCGCAAGAGCTAACCGATACATCTGGTAAGCTTCAGAACTAACTAAACCTGAATCTTCACCTCGTTCAGCAATAGCTTTAGAGTGAGCCAACATAGCTACTAAATGATCTGGCACTAAGATACGATCATTATCAGCACTCAAATCAGCTTGAGGAATAGTTAAGTTAAAACGAATGTTGTATACGCCATCGGGCACAGGGTACAGATCAACTTGAGTATCACCATTAGTGTCTACACCGTTGAAGTTATAGTACAGAGGCTCACCATCTTGTGTGTCTGTAATCAAATACTGACGGTTCATCCACGAAGTAGGTGCATACTTCAGTTCAAAATCTTTGGTGTCATTAAGAACATCAATGACTCTGAAGCGAGTCTTAGAACCTACCAATACATAGTTAAACACACCAGCAGAGGTTACAGCGGTGAGGGTATCCGACAGTGCGTTCCAATCGTAAGCATCTTCTACTTCACGCTTAGCATCGTTGACGAATACCCCAATCATTGCACTGTAATCAGTATCATTGACGGAAGTTACAGTAGGCTCCCGCAGTCGTCTGAGCACATTGTTTACTACATCTAAATACGTAGCCATACTATTTTATTCCTTCAGTGTTATTAATTGCTCCAAGGAGTGCCACTGGCTGTGACAGGATTCTTCTTAGCCTCGATCTGAGCAGCCACAGCCGCCTCAGTAGCCTCTTTGTCCACCTTCTGCCACACCCAACCAAGCACAGTGGCTTCAGTCAGGGATTCGTAAGGCACAGACAGCTCACCGTCAAAGCCGCAAGAGGCATAGACAGAGCCAGAGAAGTCGCCATCTACACCGGAGCATTGCCAGTGTGCGACATTTACATATCCAGTAGCGACATCGCGCTCAAGACTCGAAACAGTCCAGTTAATAGTAGTCATGATTTTTCCTTTCAGTTACTTTGTAACGCTCAGAGATTTGCGGCATCCAGACGTGCCTTGAGGGAGTCCAGCGCGGCTTGCTGCGCGGAGATGATGGCTTGCTGTTCTTGGATGGCTTTGACTAATACAGGAACAACACCTGCATAGTTCAATCCGTAGTATTGATTTGAAGAAGTTGGAGTGCTAACAACTTCAGGTATTACAGATTCAACTTCTTGTGCAATAAAACCAACTTGTGGTGTTTTTGCTTCGTCGTCAATAAATGTGTATTCAACAGACCTTAAGGCCAAAATTTCTGAAAGCCCTTTTACAGACTCTTGTACGTTTTCTTTTAACCGAGCATCAGACAAAGCACTGTAAGCGCCACTGCTGTTGTCAATTTTTGCTTTACTTGTTCCGTTATACCCAAAATAAAACTGACTATCCGATCCAGTACGCGGCGCCCATGCGTTTGTTGAATTTGGCGCAATTAAACGAAGACCGCCGTTATCAGCATCGGCTCCTTGTTTAACAGTTAAACGACCAATCTCGCCGCCAGAACTCGTAGTCCCCACCAGCAAGTTACCGCTGGAGTCGATACGGGCGCGTTCGGTGTTCGCAGTCCAAAGTGTGACGTTGCCGCTCTCCTTGTTGCGAAGTTCCAAGTCAGAACCCGCAAGGCCAAGATAGCCACCATCAGACCCAGAAGTTCCGCTTGTCGAGTTGTAAAGACCGATGTATGTGTTTGCGCTCTTGTAGATACTGACGATCTCATTTGCAGAGGTCATGCCAAGCATCAAGCTACCACTCGCATCCAGCGTCATCGCCTGAGTAAAGCTGATAGCGTTACCTGCTGTGCCGGAGGGGGCGGTTGACCAAATGTGTTTTCCTAAAGAGTCCTGCTGATATTGGGAAGCGTAGGACGAAGTAATGTACTTATATGACGATCCGTCATAATAAGCATTCTTCATTGTTCCTAGCGCACTCACTGAATAATTGTTTGTAAACTGAATAGCTGGAAAACCACCCCAAGCACTCGGAGTAACCCCCAAGCCGAGGTTGCTACCGTCGAATTGCAGCGCAGACCCAGTGGTCAGGACTTTACTACCATTAAGGTATGGGACGCCATTAGCGGTACCACCGTTGAGAGTCAGTGAAGAAGGATTAGTACCTAGTTCGACAACAGTGCCTCCAGAGTCTTTAGTGAACAGACGCTTATCGGCAGTGTTAACAGCAAGTTCAGCACCGCTGGTAGAGTTAGTTAAATCAGCAGCCAAAGGCACAGAACTAGCTGTGTTGCTGCGTTTAGTTAAGATAGTTGCCATTGTTGTTTACCCTTAATTAATAGGTTCCACCAGAAATTGTAGACACATAGCCAGCTGCTTCTAAGGCACTAGCTGCTGCTGCAGTGGCTGAGGATGCCGCTGCTGCCGCTGAAGTGCTTGCATTGGTTGCAGAAGAAGCTGCGTTAGAGGCTTGAGTAGCTGCAGAGGTTGCAGAGTTAGCAGAATCGGTAGCACTAGAGGCTGCCGTTGTTGCACTAGAAGCCGCTGCTGTTGCCGAAGTAGCTGCATCAGAGGCACTAGAGGCCGATGCTGTTGCGCTAGAGGCACTAGATGTCGCACTATTGCTTGCTGACGTTGCACTAGACGCTGCTGCAGTAGCACTGGAGCTTGCATTAGATGCACTGGTAGAAGCTGCTGTAGCAGACGTTGAAGCTGCAGAAGCAGAACTAGCAGCTGCAGAGGCACTACTGCTCGCTGAAGCTGCGCTACCAGCTGCATTGCTTGCCTCAGTTGCTGCTGTAGTCGCATAGCCACTAGCTGTAGTTACATGACCTGCTGCTGTGGTTGCACTCGATGCTGCTGCAGTAGCTGAGTTGCTCGCTGAAGTAGCTGAGTTAGCCGCAGCTGTAGCCGAAGATGCAGCATCAGAAGCTGAGCTAGAAGAAGCACTGGCACTAGAGGCTGCTGAGGTAGCCGAAGAAGCTGCCTGTGTAGCTTGTGTAGTCGCACTTGCTGCTGACGTAGAAGCGTTAGAAGCGTAGGTAGAAGCAGAACTTGCAGAAGTAGACGCATTTGATGCTGACGTAGAAGCTGAAGCTGCGCTAGAAGCTGCAGAAGTAGCTGAAGTGCTAGCTGCTGATGCACTAGTAGCCGCTGCAGCCGCTGAAGCACTAGCTTCGTCAGCCTTTGCTACAGCTAACAGCACTTCACTTGTTGAATCCTCTACAGCATCACCAGCACCGCCGGGGCCACGGTAAATAGCCATAATAATTATCCTTTTACTTTAATTACCAATAGCCGCCATCGGAGCCATCAGAGTATCCACCACCAATGCCGCTGTCAGAGGATGAATAACCACCACCCCTGTCACTACTGCCGTAGCTGTCACCAGCAGGACTCCAACCACCACCAACATCTACGTTGTCAGGGCCATAAGTAGACCCAACATCATAGCCAGCATCAATGCCTAAGTTAGAAGCTGTTAACGCACCAGCTGATTCATAAGACAATCCGGGGTTAGCTGTCATAGTCTCTTGAATCTGTTGACCAATAGCTTGACCAATAACACCATATTCTTGAGGAGTTAAACCATTAGGGCCAGCTTGCTCAGCTAAGGAGTTAACAATACCACCTAAGACAGGATCGGTAGCGGCTTGCATATAACCAGCAAAGACACCAGTAGTGTCCTCACCCATATTGAACTGATTGGCTAATGTCTGAGCAGCTGTAATAGCATCAGGCGTATATCCAAATAAGCCTTGAAGAGCTGCTAATGCAGGACTAATCTGTCCGGGAACTTGACCACCATACAAACCTGCAATTTGGTTGAACTGGTTAGCTGCGTTAGCTCCAGCAAAACCACTGATAGCACCTCCTAATCCCATAGGAGCCAGCGATAACAATGCTTGTGTGATAGGATTCTGCAGAGCAATGAGCTGCTGAGCGGGGTCAGTCATGGCATTGATGTTTGCCATTACATCGCTGCTACTACCGCCGCCACTGTTAGAAGCTGCTAAAGAGCTAAGCAATGAATTAACACCAGCAGTAGGTGTACTTGGAGCAGAAGGTAAGCTAATAGAAGCACCGGGATTGAAGGTGTCTTGTCCATACCAGTCCTGAAGCATCTGAGTGTCCACAGGGGTAGGATTAGCATTGTAAGAGGTATAATAGTTCTCTAACTGCTGAAAGTATTCTGGCGTGTAAGTTTGTTGATCTGCCATGATATATTAAGCTTTCCTAATCAACTCAAAGGTATTGATAGCTGCCATCGTAGAGCCTAGTTCAGACTTTAAACGAACCTGATCGCCCTCTTCAAGTACAACAAAAGCACCACCATCAAACTTAAGAAACTGTGTAGGGCTGAGCACATAACCACTAACTACAGCGTATTCCTCGTTAGTTGACTTATCGTACCACCAAGCACTTGCTGCTTTATTGTTGCCAGTGTTGTTTACTATATAACACAGATTCCACTTAGCAAAGTAGCCAGTAGGCACTGTATACACTGTTGTCTTAGTATCTGCTACTAAGTTTGTTCCTACTGATACTTCACGCATAGTGTTTATTCTTCCTGTGTTGTTTGTATATTACTCTTAGGCGGACGGCCTACAGGCTTCTTAGGCTCTTCTTGTATTACTTCGGTGTAGCCCGGATGGGTACGCATAGTCTTAATGTCATGCTCTGAAGTAAACTCAAAGATGTTGCCTGATTGATTACACTTAAATTTCATTACCTATTATTCCTTGTATATCAGATTGTTTTGCAATCGTTGGAGTAGATACACAGAAGCCCCCTTAGAGAAAACTCCAAAGGGGCGACTGTTTAGTTACTCAGCTTATCAGCTCGGTACGGCCAGAGCCACAGCGGAACCGTCACGCAGCTCGTCAGCGCCGAACAGAACGTCAGCGGTGAACAGAGTGCCCAAATATTCCTGGCGGTATTGCGTCTGAGTACGCACGCCCATTTGCTCAACCAGAACAGCGAAGTCCTTATGAGCCAGCAAGCAGATGCGGTCGCCATCGGTAGCGGTGTCAGCGTTGGTGGTCACGAAGACGGGGATGCCGTACACGTTGCCAACTTCACCGTTGCGGATGGTGTTGCCACCGCCGACTTCAC